TATGTAATACTCAGATGTCTCTTCTCGATACCGATTACGTCACCGTCCCGGGCCAAGTCTTTGCGTGCATCTCCCTCGTGGGGCCGGAAGCACCGCAGAAGTCTGATAAGTTTGCTTTGAAGATTCGTGGATGCTTTGCGACCCGCGAGGAAGCTGCGAACCACGCCAAGCGTTTGCAGAAGGACGATGCGACGTTCAACATTTACGTGGTTGACATGTACAAGTGGTTGCTCATCCCGCCAGATGAGCAGAAGATTGAAGACGTCCACTATCAGAACGAACGTCTCGAAGAAATCATGGCTGGCTACCGAGAATCCCAATCTCAAGCTGCCAGGATGTTCGAAGAGCGAAAGCGGGGTATGTTGGAAGGTACCAACCACTTCGTCCCGGGTGACGAGAACAGTAAGTTCTACAACAAGTCCGATGAAGCTCCGGTGCGCCACCCGGCCGAAGTGCTCGAAGACTTGCAAAAGCAAAAGCCCGACGCCCCCATGGAGGAGCTCGTGAAGGAAGCGGACGCGATCGTCGCGAAAGAGCTCGAAGAGCGAAAGAAGGCGCGCGAAGCTGCCACGAACACGGAAGCCGAAGCCGAAGCGTAGTCGAGTACATTTTTAATAAAAAAAAACAATATTATTAAACTTTTAAGAGGTTCTCAATATTACAGGTTGCATGGTTTTGCCCATGAAAAAGCCTATGATAAACGCGATAAACATGACTACGTATGTATTCTTATCGAGATTCGTGAAATCGAGCGACTGTGGCTGCTGCTGCGGTGGTGGTGGTGGTGGTTGCATGTACATCATCTGTTGGGGGTGGTGATGAACATACTGGACACTGCGGTCGTCGTCGTCGTCTTCATCTTTGAGTTCCGGAGAGTATTCAATGGGATTGCCGATATCAGTTTCCATTATTATTATTAAAAGTATCTAATTTTTTTAAGCACTTTCACTGTCGCTTTCAAAATCAGTCTCTTCGGAGTCGGACACGACAAAGTCCTTGAGACTTCCCTCGTCCTCGTCCTCGTCGTCCTCGTCGGAAGATGAACCACCCTCATCTTCGGTGCGAATATCGCTGCTTGCGGAGTAATCACTGTCGTATTCGTCTTCACTGTAATCGTCCTCGAGCTGCACGTGTTCGGGCACGTAGACAACTTTTGGTTGTTTGATGACACGTCCGTATCGAGTAGTCATTTGTACTACACATTAAATGAGCGTATTGTTTAAATATCTTGGTGTAAAACTAATTCCATGAACTAAAGCCTGTTCTAAAATTCTACGTTCCGTATCCTGTGCTATTTTGACTTCGAGGCTGTGTATTTCATCCTGAACATCATAGTTATTGTGTGTCCCGAGGTTTGAAAAATGGTCGAGCCCTTTATAGAGATGCGCCGCCGCCTGACGCGGATTGTCCACGATGGTCTCTTCCACTTTGTACATCTGGCGGGCAAACATTCTGTACTCCTCTGGGTCTATCCCTGAATACTTGATGGTTTCCTCGCGCACGCTCACGGAGTTCCAACGCCCGATAATGTACAACACGTATCCCGCGGCGCCGGCGAATGCGAAGAGCGCAGCCATCTTACTTTGTGTTCATAATTTTTTTAAACATTCCCGGCAACACTTTGAAACTTTTCTTCTGTTTGCACGGACACCCCAAGGTCATGAACCCTTTCTTGTCCACGACGAAACACATCTGTCCGTGGGCCGTTCCAGTGGCTTCGCAATAGTTGCTGTTTGTAAAAATTTTATTCTTCTGCACACGAATCACCTTTGTCGACTCGTGTCCGGTGAAATACCTCTGAATAAAAGTTTCAAACTCCGTGGTGTCCACGACCGTGTCCGAGGTCGCGGGTGGAGTCACTGGTCGACACACGTCCACACCCTCTGGGTAGAGCATTTTGAACAGTTGTGGGGTGAGCATGTACCGCTTCCCCGTGAAATCTCGACAGAACCCATCCCTTCTTTCGCGCACCGTCTCACAGCGACAGAAACATTTTTGGGCGATAAAGTTTCCATTGACGTGGAACCAAATGTGATTAGACCCATGGGCTCTTTCGAGGTTTTCGCAGTAGCGCGAGGTCGTGGACACGAGATAGGTTGTCTTATACTTGAACACTTTCGTAACCTTGGCATCCGCCTGTCCACGCATGTTTCTCTGAATGAACATCTCCAATGTCGCTTGGAGCTCGATGTCATCCACGGCGTCTTTGGTCTGTATCTTCGTGAACGCCCCCTCCTTGATAGCTTGTGCCGGGGGGTCCACCTTCACGGGTTCGGTCTCTTCTGTGCGCACGGTGGCCATCTCCAACAGTTCCATCGTGGGTGTGGGGTCCTCCACGAGGGTCATCCCCCCCTCTTGGGTGTACATGAACACTGGAAGATAGATGCCTTGGGTCACTTTGCCCGTGTGGTCGCAACGCGCGCACCCCGGTCCACCACAGTCCGTGCACTTGGCTTTTTTGTACGACCACGGCAAACGAAACCCACTCCCCTTGGATCCCCTCGTGGGGTCGCCGTAGACACTGCTGTCGATCACCTCGTTCCAATCGACCCCGGCTTTGGCGGTATAGAGCACGACGAGGATGTGTTCTCGGAGCGCCACGGCGGCGTCCTGGTCGACCACGAGTCCTGGCCAGTTCAGGTGGACCCCTGTTTTGTAGCGAGTGTCGTGCACCTTTTTGGGTTCGGCCACGGACACGAGACACCTCACCCCACCGTACCGACGTACTTTATCACATATAATCTTACAAATATCCTGAATCTCCTCTACCGAGAGTGGTTCAGAGTCTTTGTAATCTATATCGCAAAAGAAGTTATACGTGGGTGTCTTCTGTTCCACGACGAACACTTTTTCCCCGCGAAGACACGCGTCGACGTACGCGCGATTGAATGACGACAATTTGTCACCTGGTACGCTGAGACACCCCCCGTCCATCAACACATGTGACAAATTTCGTGAATTTTTAGTGACCCATTGGCGGAACGCCATTCTAGCTACAGTCAAAGCGCCTGTCATCTCTAAACCAGTGGAGACAGGTCATGTCCTCGTAGTGTTCCTTGGTCTCGAGTTCTTTTTTTAACATAAGAAGTTCGTATACAGTCTTATCTTTCACATTTTCCATAAGCTGTTCAGCCTGGTACGGGTAATATCCAAATTTATTCACATAAAGATCTTTGATTTGCATTAAAATATATGACTTGGACTTCATCTACTTAATTGAAAACTTTTTTCTGTGCAACGAAGTCATGCAGCTGTAAAACTCGGGGTTCTTCACTACATTCTGTTCGATGAGTGACCAGTTTTTCTTTGCATTAAACTCACTCAAAGTATCGAAACTCATGTAATCGTTTTCGTCGTATGTTTTTTTATAAGGTTGTTTATTAATCTTCTTGAGCGTAGTCTTTTGCTTTTCATCGTAAAATTTTTTCACCAACTGTTGCTGTTCGACCTTGGTCCATCTCACGAAGAAAATGAACACGTGGTAGACCAGTTCCACTTGCGGACTCTCTTTCACCGAAAAGACAAAGTCCATGTACTCGCCCGACTTGAGAGACACCGTTCCACGTGTCTCCTCCTCGAGCTCCCTGAGGGCGCACCGAAGGGGGTTAAAAATCTCTTTTCGTCGACACCCGCCTGTGACAAAAATCCAATCCTTAAATCTTCGGTCCCTCACCGTGAGAAACCGAGGCTTCTCATCAACGAATGACACTGGTATGGCGATGGCCTTGAATTTTTTCATTGTTGCGCATTTGCAATCCTACTATAGGCGGATTTAATTATCTTCAGCGTTCTCCTCGGTGGCCGCAGTCGGTGCTTCGACCTTCGGTGCCTGCACAGGTGCCTGCGCCTGCTGCATGTGCTTCATGACGTTCATAGAGAACCCCTTGAGTCCTTCGACGTCGTCCTTAGCGGTGCGGAGTTCTTTGAACATGGCGATGAGTCCGATCATGCACACGACGACGGCGATGAGTGTGAGCGTTTGTCTATCCATTGGAATCATTGCATAGAAAACGTTTTTAATTTTTAAGTTCCCCAAACTGTAATTTTTGAAAGTACACCTGCTGATTCTCCCTGTCAGTGGGTCGGGCTGGGGTTTCGACAAATTTTTCTAAAGTACGACTTTTGGGGTCGTAGGAGAGCACGAAGACGATGGCGACAAGCATGATAGTATTCCAAAACATGACTACTACTATTTAGTTAGAATAAAGTAAGCCACCCATACCGTTCTCGAGCTTTAAAATGTTGTAGTTGATGGCGTAGATGTCATCGTTCGAGATGGCCGTGTCGTTCACGATGCGCGCGCTGTCGAGACGAGAGAAGTTGAGACTGCCCGTCGGCTGAGACTTGGAGACATCGAGGCAGAACGGGTACAAGAAGAGACCCTTGTTGTTCTCGTTGTCGGCGAAGCTCGTGTGGTAGTAGCTGCTGACGGCACCAAAGTTCGGGTGCGCAAACTTGAAGTCAGCCACATCGGTGCCGTTGATTTGAAGCTTCAACTTGTTCGTGGCCGTCATCATGTTGACCGTCGTGGCGTTTGCAGAGGCAAGGCACTTCACCGGGTGGTTAAAGTTCAATTCCTGCACCTTGGTCTTGGACGCCAAAGCCTTTTGGACCTGGTGAATGATGATTTGTTGCGGTTGAGAGGCGAAGAATTCGCGCTCCTGGGTGTCGCAGTACATAAAGTTGGTGTAGCACTCCCACTTGTAGTTCGCGGCAGAGGCACCCCACGTGATGCGCAATTCGACGTCGTGGTACGCCAGGGCGACCAACGGAAGGGCGTTTTGCCAGCTCTCGCAGAAGAAAAAGCGGAGCGGGTAGAAGCCCGAAGCCGTGGCGCCTTCGTAGATGGCACCGAGACGGGACTTGGCGAGGTTTTGCGCGAGCACCTTCGGAGCCACGAAGGAGCTGAAGACGGAATCCTGGGTGTCGATGATTTGACCACCCACGAGAAGCTCAACCTTGTCGATGACCGAGGTCCAGTCGGTGATGGTGGCATCGGCTTGGGTGCCGTCGGGCTTCACCGGCATGAGGTACATGTAGGACAAAAGGTCACCCTTGCGTTCCACCCGAACACTCGACATGCCATTGGCAGAGACGTTCCCCTGGATCACCTGACGTTCCACGGATTGGGAAAAGTTGGTGTGTCTCTTGAACGTGCTTCTGAAAAAACTGATTTCGGGATTGCCGACAATGTGGGCGTCTTGTTGGCCGATGGCCACGAGTTGGGCGATTCCACCAGACATCTTTTATAGTATTACATGAGAATTATTTTTTTAACCTAGGTGAGAAGTACTTTCAGGAGTGCTGCGTGATACGTCGCGTTGTGCCGAGTGGTCAGGGTCCCGGACCCATCGATGTAGCGCATGTCGTACGCGTTCACGAGCGAGTCGTAATCTTCCGTGTACTGCTTGTTTCCAAACGCGTCGAGCACGGGCACCTCTTCCTGACGCACGCGTAGCGCGTACCCACTGGCTTCGGTATCGCGCGAAGCCACGATTTTTTTGTAAATCGTTCGCGTCTTTTCCGTGTATCCAGGGGTCGGTGTCGTCACTTCTTCGGTCACGAGCTTGAAATAGCCAAGTGCGTAGGTGTTTTGTTCATCCACCGCGAGTTCGTTCCACGTGTCAACCGTGAGGTAGGTCGTTTGCGTGTACGTGTACACGTTCGTGTCGAGATCTAAGATGTAGTTGCCCTTTTCATTCGTTGGAAGGGCATCGTACACTTCTTCGCTGATGGTGTTCGTGAGTGTCTTATAGTACCAGTATTCGTCGTACGTCGGCATCTTATTGACAATGTCGTTGAACTTCACGAGTTGTTTAGCCGTCTTTTCGTAATACGTTTGCTCTTCCGTGAACCGTTCAGTCGAGGCCAGATTGCTGTAGGCTGCGAGAGACACATCCAATGTTTTCACGTAGCTTTGGACATTTTGCGTCTCGGTGAGCAACACTTTCGGACGCACCTGGGGCTGGGTGAAATCGCACACCTCGAGAACCTTACCAACCGTGTAGTTGTGTAGGAGGTCATCATCCTGGCGCATCGCATAGCCCGCGACGTTGGAGGTGGTGACGTAATCCCCAACTTCTAAGTCCCCATTTTCATTCGAGACCCACACCAGCACCTCTCCGGAGGTTTCCAAAACACCGTGAGGAGTTCCCACGACACCCAGATAGGTTTTGCTGTGGGCGACATTACTCAGCGCACCCGTGGCGTCCACGAGGAAACCTTGACCACCAGTGAAAGTCAGTGGACGCTTCACACGGGGGTCTTTTTGTTTGAGGAGCTTAATATCTTCGGCGTCCTTCTGTTGACGTCGGTCGACCTCCTGTAAAGCGGCCGCCGCCGTCGTCCAAATGGCGTCTTTCTTCAAAAAATGGAAATCAGCGACCTCTTGGCCGTAGACGAACACTTGGTCGCGGCTGTTGATAGCTTTCGTGAGTCGAACCGTGTACTCGTCGATGATTTCGTCGATGTCCACATCCTCCTCCACATTGTATCGGTCGTACAGACGCAGTTTCGACGCACCCGTTTCCAGTTTCGTGGTATCGAACTCTAGAATAGCGCCGTCGGCGTAGACGTTCGCGAGTTCGTAGACGTTCGGTACAACTACGACGTGTTTTCTTATTGAGTATTCCAAAGTGTCTGCAACCTCCTGCGCGATGAAACCCCACACTCTGGAATGACCGCGTCGCGCTTCATCTCTGTAAGCATATTGTTTAGGCTGTAGTAGTCGGAAAGTGTCCAAGGCACTCGCATCTTCGATATCAACAATGTCTTTTTTGATTCTTTTATCACTACCAGTCACGGTGCCGTAGTATCCACCCACGCTATCCTGAGCAATAATACTCCCCCCTGCGAAAATAGATACATTTCCTATCCCGGCTTCACTTGTCAGGTACTTCAATATGGTGTTGTTTCCAGAATTAGCTCCACTGTTGAAGTATTTCAAAGCTGCACTCGTACCAGTGAGGTCCGTCGAACCGTTTACGTGTAAAGGAAAATGAGGCGCGGTCGTCCCGATCCCAACCGAACTCGTCATGACTTGGCCGACGTTGAGTTGACGCCCGTCGGTGACGTCCATTTGGGGGACGCCGTAAAAATACAATTGTCCAATGCTCGTGAACCCGACAT